TCCATGTAGCTATTCCACCCGTCACCAACCATCGTCAAGTAGGTTATCTCCTTCTGCTGCTCCAGAACCATCCGTTGCTGCTCTAGGCCAAACTGACCTTGAAGGGCGGTGCCGCCAAGCTGGTTAGCAGCCTCTTGATCAGCAAGCAGGGAGCTGTATTCGAAATCAAACCTAGCCAACCGGTCTTGTATCTGACCCGACATCTCTGTGATGCGTAGCTTAGTCTCGTTGTCTACGAAAGCTATATCGCGCTGGGTAGCACTAGCCAGCTTAGCTGCTGCCATCTGAGCAGAGGTACCGATCTGTGTGATCTGCGTACGTGTACGTGAGTCTATCTGTGCTAACTCTAGCTGGCTTACACGCTGGAGGTTCAGGTTAGCGAACTGGTTCAGGGCTTCCATGTTCTGAGACGCTGCGAGCGCGAAGGCTTGAGCGTCTGCTTGAGCGATAGGAAGTCCGGCACGAATAGCAGCCTGCATAGACGCACCGGCCCCTACAGTTCCCCCAAGACCACCTAAAGCGTTGGCCTGTTCGAGCCCTTGCCTGCGTGCATCTTGGATGAACTTAGAATCGCTTGCCAGTAGGCCGGACAGCTGGTTAGCCACCAGCTCCTCGGGTTGTACCTCGCGGGTAGTTGGGTCTACCGCACCCGGAGTAATAGAACCATCGGGATTGATCCGCGTGATACCCTCACCCGTTGGGTTTTGAGTTGTAAGGTTAGGTCCCTCGTCCCCTAAGAAGTAGGGGAAGTCGGGTACGTCCCTGATGGGACTGCCTTCCGTGTCGAGTATGAATGGATCTTGAGACGGATCTCCGTATCCGGTCGGACGTACTGGGAACCCGGTCTGTGGATCTGTGGGAGGCGGTATGATCGGTGGTCTGAACGCACCGTCGTCCGGGAAACCTGTATCAACCGGAGGCGGGGGAGTTCCGCCGCCGGGAGGCGTTACGGGTTCGGGCGGACCGAAGATCGGCGGATCTCCGCCGGGCTTAGTTGGGACCTTACCATCACCCTTAACCGGGCGCGGTTTCTCAAAGGGAACGTCCGGACCAAATATCTCTCCGCCACCGCCGGGTAGCAACGGAGCTACGTCTGGATTACGGCTGATGGTACCGTCCGGATTCTTAATGAACTCCCTCTCATCGAAGAAGCTACTTTGGTCTCTGCGAAAAGGGCTTTCCTGTGATGGCATTGTTATTAAACTCCGTTGTTAACTGTTAGCAACTACGCTCTTCTGTACTCTAGCTTTACGCCGTCCTCTGGCGCGTAGCTTGGGAGCTATTGCTATGAACTTAATCGGGCGTATGAACTCTGAGTTCGAGTGCTGAAAGTACACTCTCCACGAAGTCGAAGATGCTATATTATTCTCGAATACTTCTACAGTACTTACTACATATCTATTTAGGTACGGGTCTGTGTCTATCGTATCTGTATTCCCGGTGCCCCAAGATCCACTCTGCACCCACGGAGGCGAGTCGTAGTCAATGCCGGACGATACTCTCAAGTGCATCAAGTAATCTCGTTCCGCTGACAGCGTGAGCCCTGTAGTATATACCGAGTCATCAAGGGGATTCTCTCCACGGAAGGGGTTGACAGCGAAGCCTCCGTTGATATCGTCAGTAAAGAAGGACACTCCTTGGTCTAAGATAGCTACTCTACCATCCTCTAGCCCGATGAGCAGTCTCTCCTCTCCCCACGAAGTGACGTAGGAGCTCAGGGCCGTGGGTTTATACTGATCATCGACTGACGGCTCATACCCCTGACCAGTAACCTGCGTCCCCGATACAGCGAATGAATAGTTCTGCGTGGTGAACTTAGGCAGCCTGCTTTCTGATCGGGCTGACGGCCAACTGACTGTCAGTATCCACCCGTCATTGAAGTAGGCTCTTATCTGGTTCTTACCGCGAACGGGCACCACCTCAAGCAACGATTGGTAACCGAAGCTATCATCTGCTGTGTGGTTAGCTAACCTTCCCCTCAGCCAATCCTCAACACCGTAGTTCAACTTACCTTGATCGAAGTCCCCGAATTTCTGCGTAACTTGCAGGGTAGATAGACCGAAGTCGTCTAGGAACACGGGCTCTCCTACATACACGCCAGAGTAGTGCTTAGCACCTCCACTAGTAGAGTGGGTAGACACTGAGAATGCATCTTGACCGGTAGCCCCTGAGCCTGACAATCTACGTATTGAATCATTTGCTAATATAAGCAGAGTATTATCAGGTGCTGCTACTAGTCCAGTAATCGTGTCGCCTATAGACCACGAGGTAGCTCCGTCGTAGGTAGAGAAGTTGTTCGATGCTCCTATCGAAGAGACCATGATATGTTCTTTGAGCCCTAGCACCAAGTGTTCTATCTGTTCCCCAACATACCTCGGGGTATCTTTCTCACGGTCTACTGGAGTGCGTATAAACTGGAATATATCGCTGGTGTCCATAGAAAATGAGGGGGAAGTACCGTTGGCTACAAAGGCTTTGATGTTCTCCTCACCACCACCGATACTACTCACTATGTCTTGACAGCGTGCACTGCGCTTCCTCATCTCATCGTACGAGGGCAGTAAATTCTTTGATAGGTGCTTCGTGACTGCTATTAGGTCCCCGCTCCCACTAGCTTCGGATCGTACCTGCATATCTGAAAACACAGCAGAGGGGGAAGTCACATCATGCAGCGTCATCCACCCGGTCGCGTCGTCGGTGGACCAGTCCCCATCGAATACTTGATAGGCATACAACGTACCAGTAGCTACATCAGAGGAGCCGTCGTATATGTAGACATCTTGTCCTTTCTGTATATAGTGAACCTTGATGTTAACGTAGTCTACCTGCACCGTGCGTGTGACACCTCCGTTAGAGTTTCCGAACTGTAGTAATACGGTAAGATCTTGATCATTAATTGTATCTTGCAGTAGCTCGGTCCAGCCGAATATATCTTGCTGTGCTCCGAACGTGTACACTGTTGGAGCGGTAGTGAGCATCTCAGCACTACCCTTGTCGTTAGACAGGAACTCAGTAGCTCCAGTCGCATCGTTACGTAGCTGTACTTTCTCTATATAAGCATCTGTCCCAACTGTTTGGGAAGCTTCGAAGCTTACCTCTATACCTATGATTGTAGAGTCCCCGGGTACCAAGTCTGCTGTTGATTGTAGTTCTAGTACTCTAGAATAGTCGCTAGCTAATATAGGACTGTCACAAGTAGCACCATCATCAGCAGCTAAGTTTCCCAGCCCAGTCCAAGCAGAGTACGTCCCAGTCACTGGGTATTCAGTAGCTGGAGAAACCAAGACCACGTCTCCAGTATCTTGGAAAGCGGATATAGCGTCTGTTACTACTATAGGTGCTTCTATAGCTAGGGGAGCTTTCTCCCCGTCCTTAAAATTAAGAGAGAACCCAATGTCTACGTACTTCCATCCGGTGTTAGCACGGTTATCAGTATCTATCTTCCACATAACACCGTGGGACTTAGTGTTTGTTTGAGTCGCTGGTGCAGTCTGTGACGGAGTAGTACCAAGCTGATTGGCAGTGGTTACGTTGTTAACAGGCTGTACAGACTGTTCATTCCACACGTTCATCGTCGCGTCCACTAGAGTGGACCCAAGCCCGGGCAACAGATAAAGCCATCCTTCCGCGTCCCCACCAACCCAGCTACCTGCGGTGAGTTCTACATCTGCTAGGAAGTATGTGGGGTCTGTCCCAGCCAACGCGTCGAGTTCTATCTCATCGCCTATTGATGGTTCCTCTGTACCACTTATAAACTTCCCGACCAAGTAGTCTCGTACTGCGTACGACACGTCCTCGAGCTGGAACAGGTGCGATACAGCTCCGTTTCCCAAGGGCTTAGGTCGTATAGCATCCCAATCAGTGCTGGTCTCTTCGGATAAGTAATACTCCCAATTCAACTGTCGCATTATCCCAGCAGTTATAGTCGGGGTATATCTAGAGGGCATTATAAAACCATCTCCGCTAGATATCCTAATGCATGATACCTCAGTACCGGCTACTTCTATCGTGAACTGCGTGTATTCCTCTGGAGTAGTACCCTCTATGTGTGATATAATATAAGCTTTGTCGTGGTCGTTCGGCTGTCCAGTCAGGGTTACTTCCTTTATTAATCCAGAACCGACGGGAACTCCCCACCATATATCATTCTTATACCACTGTACTCTTTGATAGTCATCAGGAGGAGTGTCTATGATAAACTCTACTGGGTTCTCTCCGTAGAGCACATAGAACGTTTCCGGGAAAGAGTTAATTGGCAGTGTCCCAAGTTCTAATCCACCCTGCATAGACTTAAGTACATCGTCTACCAGCTCTACGTTCACAGTATCCTGCAACGACCCCGGGCTCGACAGCATCGGGGTAGTGGTTTGATCCAGTCCTTGTGTTAGCGGGGTGGGTGACGACTGTTTCGGACTGAACGCTCTTGAATCATACAGTGGGGGCATATTAGAACCTTCCCCACGTACTTACCCGATTGCCCCGTGCGCCAGTCAAGCGTCCTATAGCTACTCTTGGCGGGGGTGTCTGTCTCTCTGACAACCTAGCTCTCTCCGCACGGAAGTGCTGTTGAGCACGCTCGAGTGTCTCAGGGTCTGACTCGGACATGGCATATCTACGCACAGCATCCCACACGATCGTGTACTCATATCGTACAGGGAGCAGGCGTGTGCCGGATGTGATCGTAGTACCCGGCTCATCTGTATCTGCGGTCATCTCATCTATGCCCCACACCCCGTCGAATCTCAGGGTGTAGTCCTCATCTGGAACGGGCCAGAGCTGGAGTACTCCATCTGGCCGCTCCACTATCATCGTAGGTCTACCTTCTCCAGAGTCTACTGTGTCTTTATACATACGCCACTCTTCGTACGGTACAAATGACAGTACGTTCTCATCCTCTTTGGCGGTAGTGTATATAGATACAGTTCTGTAGTTTAAGGTTTCCAGACCTGCGGGCATATCATACTCGTCATCGCTTGCGGAGATAGCTAGAGTTTGATCTAGCTTCTGTCTGAACCACCAGTTACGGGACTCCATCTGGAGATCCCGCCAAGCATCCTGCACCCACATGACCATCTCTTGATTGATCCCAGTGGCTCCAGCCGTGGTGCCGAAGTCTTCCGACCTAGCCCCTGAGCGGAGTCGTACTGCTTGTACCAGTGCTTCAAAGTCCATTACGATTCTATCCTCGTTCTAAAATGCTATACGGATAAGAGTGTGAGTCCATACGCCCGAGAGTTTCCTCATGCGGATCAGACCTGTCGACGAAGTACTCGGTGCGGATAGCATCCTTCAAGCACGTAAGCCACTTCTCGTGCATGACTATGTCCTTGTTAACAGGGATGGTAGCCATGCGGAAGTTAAGACCAACTGGTATCGGGCGATTGTTCGGGTTGTACTTCCCGCCCTGTAGCCTGATCTTCACGTAGCCGGGCGGTACCTCCACCTCTTCGTCCATCTCGACGACCTTCATCTCTGCGTTGCCCTGCAACTTCCGGGCTAAGTTCATCATAAGATCTACGAGATCTGCTTTAGTACTTGACTTAGTTGTCACGCCCTGCATACCGTAGTTCAATCGTGCGAACATAACGAGATCCGCGTGCGTCATATCTTCTAAGACTTGCCGGTTAATCACATCCCCTACTACGGGAGTGGCCTCTTGCTTAGAAGAGGTTTTCTTTTTAGCGTTAGCCATATTGAATCCTCTTAGTGAACCATCGGAGAGGGATTGCTCCCTCTCGTCTGGGTTTATCTTACGAAGCTGCGACTGCACCTGCGGCTGTCACGAAGGACCTGTCAGCGAGCAACAAGCCTACGGTAATAACACCAACACCAGCAGTAGCTACCGTACCCAGCAATGAAGCTGAGATGAAGTAGCCTGTAGTTTTCTTACCAGTGCTTGTCAACGTGAACGCCGGAATAAACGGAGATACTTCAAACCCGTCAGCGGCAGTAGCGAAGAAGCTAGCCGTGATTGATCCAGTCAACGTGGGCAAGGCTGCCCCATCGACGAACCAATCCGCGTTATTAGTATCACCATCACCATTGGCATCCGAAAGGTAGCCAAGGTCGACAACAGCGGTCGTAGATGAGTTAACATCCAGACCAGTCGCGGTCATGGTCCCATCAAGAACGATAGTGTTCCGGTCAAGTTTAACAAGATTGAAAATGTTACCTGACACGGCCTGAGCTGCCGTTACACTGATGGAAAAGTTTTGCCAAGTAGGTCCATTTGCAAATGAACTACGAGGAAAGTAGTTACCCTGCCAACTAGCACTAGCAGGTTCAGAATAGAAAGTAGTCATAATTATCTAAGCCTCCTTATACCAGTTTGGTTACGCCAACTTCGATACGCTGAATCCAACTTTCGTTGAGAATCAGAGCTGCGAAGTACATCTTCCAACCAACGTATCCACGCTGACCTAAGATATCAGACTTCTCAATCCGGTCAGGGTTGATTACACGCGGGCTCATAGAGTTAGCACCTTTCAGGGGCACTGTACCATAAGCGTTCTTGGAGATGATGACGAGGGGATATACGTCTACTGCACTAGAACTGTTCACCATTCCGTTCAGCGTGCCTGAGCCAGCGCCGGGGAAGGGTTCGAGAACCGGTGACAGAATAAAACGTACGCCTTCGACTTTGCCCAACTCGTAGTCAGAGATAGGCGTGAAGCTGCCGTATCTTTCTACCGGGGTAAAGCCGTCCATATCTCGGATGTCCTGCTCAGCATCGGTATGCGAGAAAGCAACGAAGCCGGGGCTTACTGCTTCCGTAGCAAACTTCACTGATGCAGAGATCATCGAAGTAATGGGTTTAGCACGCTGTGACTTAAGATTACGAATGGAGTTACGCACGAGGTTAAGCGTGATAACTTCATTCACATCAGTACGAGCTGCTGGGGTGGCAGTCGTGCCGCTGTATGCGACATTCGTACCAGCCTTCAAAGCACCCCACATGATGAGCTCTTTAGTCTCTGCGGCCTGTTCGCCAGCAAGCATTGCGGCATCTTTCAGTACCGGGTCTTCTGCCAGATCTTGGATCTTGTCTGTAATTTCGACAACATCGCCGTACTGACCGAGAGTCACGGGTACATCTTCATACTGCATCTGCTTCGGAACAGGTGTCACACCCTCAGCCAACTGGGTTGTGGACACTGCGTAAGGGATAGGTCGACGGAACTTTACGTTGTCCGCAGTATTGCGGGGAAGAGGCTTAGGCGTTGCGAACTTTTCCAAAACGAGGATAGGTTCGGCGTGCTGTAGCATCGTCTTTTCAACATAAGCTGCCGTACGTTGGCTGATATCACCATATTTAGTAGCCATTAATTATTGTCTCCTACAATGGTTACACTAAGGGATATCTAGCCGTCTGCTGCCGCTGCTTGATCGAAGTACGCTTCATAATCTCCCTTGTTACCGTCGTCTATAGTAGCACTAGCGGAACTAGGGGTTGAGGCACTAAGAGCATCAGCTCTGCGGGCGGCTAAACGATCTGCGTCACCAGTTGTATCACCGTCAATTGCATCGGGATTAGCTTCGAGCCACTGGTCGTACATAACCTGATCTGCGTACCCAGCAAAGTCTTGTAAGACCTTCGACGCATCTTGCGCGCCGGTTGCTGTCCTTGCGTACTGCTGGTACCCAGCTGGTTGTGCAGTTAACCACTGTTTCCAAGCGTCACTCCCGGTTACGTCTTCGAGCGATATACCGGTTTCTGCCGTGTTGAAGATCTCAGCTGCATTGTGGCGTAGTTCATTCCTTTCTGCCTCAATACGAGCCCGGGCATTCTCCTCTTTGATGGGTGTAATTTCTGCCATCAAAGTTTGGCGTTCCTTTGCCATCCGTAGCTCAACCATCTTATCGACGTTGCCTGCTACAGCTGGAAATTCTTCCATGAAGTCTTTTAACCCTTCGTCAGCTTGATCTTCTTCCCCCGCTTCCACGGCGATCTCGCGGCGGTTGCGGGTTACAACTTGCTTAGCATCCAGCTGAGCCTGTTGCGAATCGAGTCGGGACTGTAAAGCTGCGACTCTTCCCATTTGGGATTGGTCTCTGTGTACTAACGCCTCTGCCTGCTTTTTGAGCTCGGGGTCTAGCGCGTCGACCCAAGCATATGGGTCAGGCTCCGTTGCTACTTGCGGACTCGGGGTGCCGTCTGCCAAGGGTACTTGCGTACCGTCGGGTGTCGGGACTTGGGGGTCGGGGGGAGTTGCTGCGGCTACCGGCGCAGGGCTAGTTCCTGCGTCGGGGGCGGCGGGTTCTCCTGCCGACTGGTCTTCATTGTCCTCGTCTTCGTACCACGTATCGAGTTCTTCCTCGCCGGTCTCAGATGGGACTACCTCTACTTTCTGTACTTGTTCTCCTGCCATAATAGTGATTTCCTCTCCAGTTTTGCAGGGACCGATCGGTCGCCGCTACAGGGTATCGGGATCGTAACCGAGAGTACTTCTTAGATCTCTCAGCGCAGCCCAATAGCCTTGTATTCTTCCTAAATCTTGTTGCATCTCACCAGAGTTCGTATACTGGTGGCTATCGCTCAGTATACGTTTGGTCTTTCTCTCGAGATTAGTACCGAGTATTTCCTCGATAGTTCGGTAGACTCCCTCTACTGTGTTCATAATTAGATTCCTGATCCGAATTTATTCTTAACCTCGATCTCTCGCTCCATCTTCTGGAAGTCAATCTCCGCTAACTGGAGTTTTAAGTCGAAGTCCACGTCCTTAAGCTCGAGCTGTGTCTTAAGCTGGGCAACAGTCTTCTTCTGCTCTAGGGCAAGCTTAGCCAAACCAAGCTGGAGGTCGCCCTTAGCGTCGTTGTTCCTAGCTTGTGCCAGTTGGGACTCACCAGCGAACCTAAGCTCTGCCTGCTGTAACTCAGCCTGTAACCTCTCCTTACGGAACGCATCCTCAGACTTAGCGTTCTCCATACGAGCTTGAGCTTGTAACATAGCTGCCTCAGCCTTAACCATCTCTGGATCTTGCTGTTGCTGCTGTTGAGCAGCTTGCTCTTGTTGTGCTTTGAGCTCGTCTGCCTGTTCTTGTGTACGCAGCAGGTCTCCGGTACGGGTGTTGTCTACTAGGGCACGGAAGGCTTTGCTAGCATCCACATGCAGCATGAACTCCTCGTTAGAGGAAGCGAGGCCGAGCATACGCTCGATCTCTTGAGATCTAATCTCAGCCTCGATCCTCTCTGTTGCTCCCCCTACCTCAATCTCGAAGTCTCCCTTAATGGAGTCGTCCTCTCCGTACTGCATCTCGTAGTGGTAGAAACGTTGTACAAGGGGCTTGGTGATGTTATCATCCCAGCTCATGCTGGCGGCCTTTTGAATTATATTGGTAGCCGACATCACCATAGCCAAACCGGTTGTCGTGTTGTTACCAGACGGCATGTCTCCCTGCTGCATCAGCGGGGTAGACGATTCAACGTCTGCGAACTGCATAGATGTATCTATGATCTGTGAGATACCAGCCATCTGCGCTGGTATGTCGATGAACTGCATGGCCTCGCGTACATCATTACCGTACTCAGTGAGGAACCACACCTTCATCGGTTCAATTGTATAGTCTTCGTCTCGGGTAGCTGGCTCGATCATCTCTTTATTGAGTACGATCTGTGGACCAGAGGTCAGGGACGCGTTATCTAACAGCATCAAGTAGGCGTTGTTAACTACGCGCTGAGCATTTCTCAGGAGGAAGGGTACACCGTGACCGAACACACTGTTTGGGTCCTTCTCCCAGACAGCTACGCCATACGGATGAGATTCAGCCCCTTCGATCGGAGACAAGCTCAAGCGGATTACTACCTTACTGGTGAACCACACCTCTCCGTTGTACTCTACCAGAGGATTGTTAAAGTCCTTCTCATTAATCATACCGGAATCGAACAAGATCTTCTTGTCGAGGGTACCGTGGTACTCGCGTACCCAATAGCGATTATTAACTTGGTTCCCGCCGTAGCCGAATTGAGTCTCTTGTATTACATCGGGAGTGTCT